ATTTACTGGCCATCGATGCCTTCCCAACTAAAGAAAAAAAGGTAACCCCACCACCCCAAAAAGAGGAAAATGATATTCCATTCTAAAAAAATCACGCTGGAAATAAAAAATAACTTGACTTCCCATATTATTTAAACTATTCTTCCTAATCATGGAAGAATTACAGAAAAGTACCCCAAAATCCCCCAAAATTACCAAAATCCCCCCAAAAAGGCGCTTTTTTATAACCGAATACCTAAAAGACTTCAATGGCACAGAAGCCGCCATACGTGCAGGTTATAGCAAAAATTCTGCCTATGCTCAGGCGAGTACAATATTAAAGCGTGTTGAAATTGAAGAGGAAATTGAGAAACAACTTCAAAAACGCCTTGAAAAGATTGGGGTTTCTAAAGATCGCGTCTTAACTGAGATTGCTCGTCTTGCTTTCAGTGATAATCGAAGGCTATATCGTAAGGATGGGTCCCTTTTAATGCCTTCTGAATGGGATGACGAGACCGCAGCGGCCATTGCGGGCGTGGAGACCTTCGAGGAATTCTCGGGCAGGGGTGAAGATCGGACGCAGATCGGCATCACGAAAAAAGTTAAGGTTTGGGATAAGGCGCGATGCCTCGAGCTCTTAGGGCGGCACCTGAAACTTTTTGGAGAGAAAACCGGGGATAATGGAAACGGCGTTACGATCCCTATTTTATTGATCAATGTCAGGAACGGGAATGGTGTTAAGGAAATCGATGTAAGCGGAGGATAGTCTGCAAAATCCAGGCTTTCATATCAACCCTACCTCTCATTATCTGCGCAAACAAAATGCGCCGAAACGTCCCACATTTGATTTTGATACCCAGGTCGCCAATTTCGGGAAGAACCTAAAACAGGTCCAAGCGCTGGAAGCTCTTGACTCCGGAAACACTAAGTTTTTACTTTACGGCGGCGCCATGGGCGGCGGGAAGTCCTATTTCCTGCGCTGGTATGCGGAAAGATTCCTTCTTCAGTTATCGAAAAAGGGGCTTACAAACGTCCAGATCATGCTTGCCTGCGAGGATTATCCGAGTCTGAAGGATCGGCAACTTTCAAAAATAATGGTCGAGTTTCCCGAATACCTGGGGAAATTTTACTCGGATCATAAAGTTTATGGTGCTTGCTTTGTCAATCGTCCGGAGTACGGGTCCGGGGTCATTTGCTTCCGGAACTTGGACGATCCCAGCAAATATCAGTCCGCAGAATTCGCCGCGATCCTGATCGACGAGCTCACAAAGAATACCTATCAGAATTTTAACGATCTACGGACCCGCCTGCGCTGGGCTGGTCTAACCGATATGGAATGCCCTTTCGTTGCCGGTACCAACCCCGGGGGAATCGGGCATGGCTGGGTCAAACAACTCTGGATGACCAAATCCTTCCCCAACGAGTGGATCAAGCCTATTGATTATCGGTCCTCGTTCAAATATATTCCCAGTCTCGCGGACGATAATCCCTACCTGGACGAATCCTATTGGCACATGCTTGAAACCTTGCCGCTTATGATGCGCAAGGCTTTCAGGTTCGGTGATTGGGAGATCTTCGTCGGTCAGGCATTCCCCGAACTCGCGCGCCATACTCATTCATACAAACGGGCAGACTTCCCAGTCCCCAGTTATTCCTTCGTCCTTCAAACGTTCGATTGGGGATTTGGAGCCCCATTCTCAATCGGATGGTGGCATACCGACAACGACGGACGCCTTTATCGGTTCGCGGAATGGTATGGTTGGAATGGCATGGCCAACGAAGGATTGCGTCTGACTGATGAGAACATTGCAGACGGGATTCTTGAGCGCGAGGGCCAACTTGGCCTTCATGGCAAGACGATCATTCGGAAGGCGGGCCCGGACTGTTTCAACAAGAAACCGAATTACAAAGGCGGCGGCCAGGGACCGAGCACCGCAGAGGTATTCAAAGGCAAAGGATTAATCCTTTCGCCGGCAGACCCAGACCGCAAGTTAAAGATTCGGCAATTCAGGGAACGGTTGCGCCCCGCGGACTATGAAGGAAACCCGATTACGCCCATGATGCTGATCGAAGAAGGTTGTGAACACTTCTTCAGGACCATGGGGGGCCTGGTCATGGACGCCAATAACATCGAGGATGTGGACTGTTTCGTTGCCGGGACTTTGGTTGATTCTACGGATGGGAGAATACCGATCGAAAATATAAAAACCGGAGATCTTGTGGAGACTCCCATCGGCCCCAGGGAAGTTACCAAGGCAGGTTTTGCCGGGTATTCTCCAACTTTCCAAATTAAGTTTTCTAACGGGTCTTCGTTGGAAGGAACTGGCGACCACAAAATATTTATAAAAAACACTGGACTTCTTCCTTTGTGTAGACTATCATCGTTAAATAGTCCATTCATGAAGGAGGATTTATGCCAGTTCAAAGAATCGTTTATCGAGGAGTCCTTTTTAAAAAATATCCCCAAAGAAGATATTTTGAGTGTCATCCTACAAAATCAGAAATATTTGGAACCACATTACTCCATCGGGCGATATGGCAAGATTCCAACGGCCCAATTCCTGCGGGGTGTTTTATCCATCATAAAGACCACAACGCAGAAAACAACGCTATTGAAAACCTTGAACTTGTTCCTGAGAGTAACCACCAAAGATTCCACATACAAAAAAGACTTGGAGAAAGTGGCGATTTCAAAAACCGCCTTGATGAGTGGAGGGCAAGCGACGCAGGAAAATTGGTTTTACGGGAAAATATTAAAAAATGCCGCGAAAATTCTCCCAGAAGAAAACTTGCGTGCCCTTATTGTGGCAAGCATTTTAGAACAATCCATCCGACAAAAATATTCTGTTCTGAAAGATGTTCAGAAAAGGGATCAGGGAAGAAAAAGATTTGTCCGATCTGCGGAAAAGAATTCATGGCGAAATCCCATTCTTCAAAAGAAGTACGCACCTGTAGTTATCAATGTGGCTGGAAACTCCGAAAAAAACCCCGTCTATTTTCTAACCGTTAAACAAGCTCATCTTTTTTTTGCAAACGGCGTATTAGTGAGCAATACAGCCGGGGAGGATCATTAAATGTGTATGATGAATCTTGCCATGCCTGCATGAGCCGACCACTTCAGACCATGAATCAACCAAAGATCGAGGTCGGGATAAGGAGACCGCCCCGGGATGGGAGCGAAGCGGCGGACCTTGAACGCAGACAGATTTTTGAGGATCTTGAGCATCAACAAACTGGCGGGGACATGCCATGGTAGGAGGTATTTTATGAACACGATGACCGTTATTTTCGTTCTGGCTGGAGCACTCGCGGGCGCGATGATCTTCCAGGCGATTGTCTTTTTTCTATTTATGCGGGAGTTTAAGAATCTCCTGAAGGACATGCTTAATCGCCTCATGGCCAAGGATTTTACGGAGTACGTCCGCGGCGAAGCCACCTTGCACCTAGCGCCCGAAACGGAACCAGCGAGGCGCGAGGAAGACGCCATACCAATATGATCTTGAGGAGGTGAAATAGATGAAAGGTAACTCATGGTCAAGTTAAAAGACATTACGGATATCAAAATGGGGCAGGATGGGCCGAAATTGGCCGGACTCATTGAACAGCTTTTCGATATCCAGAACGACATGACCCGAATCATCCTGGACCGGATCACCTACCGAAACATTCTCTATTACCTGGGCGAGCAATATATCGAATTTGTCAAGTCGGCGGGGAGTTTCCGGCGTCGAGTCCTTCCGAATTATATCCCAACCCCGGTTAGCAATCAGATCAAGGACTATGTGCGGAGCCTGAAGGCCATGGTTCTGAATCAAAAGCTGGTGCCCAAGGTTGCGCCCAATACCAACGAGCCGGAGGATGCGAAAGCGGCAGAGATCGCGAGCAAACTGCTTGAATGGATGGATGGACTTTTTGAAGATGAATTCGCCGACCAGAAAGAGAAGATGGTGGTTTGGCTGGCTATGGCTGGGACTACGTTCATGCGCACTTATCCCGACATGCAGGCGGGAAAGTGGTTTATGACTCCCAAAGGCGAAGTAAATACCGGAGACGTTGTGAGTCGGGCCGTAGTGCCCTTCTCCGTCCGCCTGGACGCCCTTGGGGAAGACCTGAAGACAAAGCGATGGGTCGGACTCCAAACCCTTCAAAACCGGGAATGGGTTGAGGATACGTTCAAGGTCAAGGTGGAGTCTTCGGCAACTCCCGAAGTGATGGATTACGAACGCAAGTTGATGAAGTTGGTATCCCAAGTGAGTCCATGGAAGGGGGCTGGGCTGGAGACGCAAACCTACCAAGAAGACCAGGACTTTGTTCTCCTTCGAGAAGTAGAATTTAAGCCGACGAAGGAAAGATCCCTGGGCCGATACGTCTTGACCTGCCACAACAAAACCCTCTTAGATGCAGACCGCTTGCCAATCGAGGTTAAAGACGATATCTGGTATTACACCTTGACTGATTTTCATTTCGATTATACGCCTGGCCGCTTCTGGGCAGACGCACCCATTAACGACCTTATCAGTCCGCAGAATGGGATCAACGAGATTCTTCAGCTTTTGGCCGAGAACCGTAAAGGGATAGGGAGACCGCGAGTTATAACCCCCGGGAAGATCAACCTGAAGCGGATGGATGAAGAAAAGAGTGGGCATAGCTTTCTTGCTCTTGAATACGATGCGCTACTTTCGGGGGGAAAAGAGCCCAAGATCGAATCCGGAATCCCCTTGCCTCAACAGATATTGGAGGAGTATGTCCTCCACATGGCTACGATTCAAAACACGAGCGGAGATCCTAAAAATATTCTGAAAGGCCAAGCTCCTTCATCGTCATCGTCCGGGGTACAGATCGACATTCTCCGGGAGACGGCGGAGCGGGGTCATTATCCCGACATCGACCGTTTCAATCGATCCATGGGAAGGTGTTATAAAAAACGCCTTTTGATCGCCTCCGAAGTCTACACGGACAAAAGAATAATCAAGATCGGCGGTCGGGGGAGAAAGACAGAAATCTTTGCCTTTCGGGCATCGGATCTACGGGGTAATACGGACGTGCGCCTGGAACTTGATTCCGGGATCTCCACAACTAAGGCAGGGAAGACAACCTTGCTCATGCAGTTGGCTGACAAGGGTTTCCTCGGGCCGATCAATCAAAACCCGGAACTGAGGGAAGAGTTTTTGACCCGGATGGGCCTTTCAGGATATACTTCACAAACGAACGTGGATATTCAGCGGGCAGAAGAAGAAAACGCTGCGGTATCCCTCGGGCGCCCGCAAAGATTATTTATCATCGATCCGGAGGCCATGGGAGAAGATGGCAGCCCGGAAGTGGCCAATATGGACCCGCTATTCAAGTACGACGATCACAATGTTCATTTCGTCGTACACCGGCGCTTCATTCTTTCCGGGCAGTTTGCGGATCTTAAAACAGCCGTTCGAACTCTTCTTCTTGCCCATGCGGATGCGCATCAAACAGTCTTGGCGCAACAAGCACAGGCACAGATGCAGGCGCAGGCCGAAGCGACGCCAGGAGGAGGGAAGCCCGGACCTGGAGGAGAAAAACTTCCGCCAGTAGGCAAAAAAACACCCACAGGAGAACCAACATCACCCACTGAAAGTCAATTTGCGCAAGGAGGAATAATCTGATGCCATTCGGAAAAACAAAACAAACGGAATCGGCAAGAGTCTGTTCATCGTGTGGCGGGAAACTTAATTGGCAAGGGGTCTGCATGAACGATAAATGCCCTCTGTACCTCGAAAAGCAATAAAGGAAAACGTTGCCATACGCGAAGATCGCCAATTCAGGCCAAGTTTTAAAAGAAGTTTACCCGCCCCGGCGCAAATGGACGCTGAGGCAGGCAAGGAGAGCGGAA